TATAATTATAATGTTTTGCTGAAAGGCAAACTGCTGTTCTTTAGCTTCGCTTTCAATGTAAATAAGCACACCACCCCGCAACTGATCGCCACGGAAATAAAACTCAAATCCGTATTGTTTTTGCATGCGCTGCAGTACCTGGGCAACCGTTTCGCTACCTATCTGAAATTCGCCAAACGTGGTTTTCGTGATTGCCAAAATGGTGAAGTGTGTACCATGGGTTTTGTTTACTGCATCAATTAACACCTGTAGTATTTCTTCGAGCGTGTCGCTGGTGGTAAATGTTTTTGTAGGTGCCGGCGTTTGCTTCAGCAACCACATGCTATCTTCCAATTCAAGCTCAATCGGTATTTTACTGTTAACCTTTGAAACGTAACCGGTAAACATTATTTCTGTGTCGAGTATCTCCCGTCCGGTCCGGTTGTAATATTTATAACCTGCCTCAATCTGCACTTTATCGCCACGAAGAAACAGCGGGACCAGACCAAAGCCGCCAATGTTAATATTCGTTCCCTTAAGCGGTTGCATGCGGCCTGACTGATCTTTGTAATACAGGTTTTTAGGTAGCGTTAATTTGCCTTTGTTGGTCAGGTCCCGCCAACTGTCTGAGCTCTCGAATTCATGTACAAAATCAAAAAACAGCCTGCCGTTCCGGTTCGGGTATGCATCCGAAGGAATTTGCTGAATTGTGATATTTGTTACGCATCTATACATTTACTATCTTTGTTTTATGTCGCAGGTTTGATATGGTCAACAGTTCGTGTACAGAACTTAGTAGCAATATCAACCTGTTTCGTAGTTTATATGCCATTTAACCGCAACTGCTGCGGAACATCTGATTTAAAAGTGATCGAAAAAGTTTGATAAGAATAACCGCCAGCCTGTTGCTCGAAAGTGTAATCCATGGTAACCAAACTTTGTATTCCTAAATTTTGCAGGTAAGCGCAGGCAACATCAATTGCAACCGGCGCATCGAGCATTTTTTTTAGTGTCGCCACTTCGTCCACCGGGTGCACACCGTTTGAACCGGTTAAAATACCATTAACCACAACCTGGTAATCATCCATGCCGATATATTCTTTTACCGTGCCATCCCGGCCCTGTATCTCGGTAGTTATTATTTTTTTTGCCTGCGTTACGGTGATCAAAACAGCATCGTAAATTTTGCCCTGGGTTTGTATCACCCGCCCGTTGTTGTCCGTGTATTCAACATCTAAAAAGTGAATATTTGAGTAAACAGGCGTATTTAAAACCGATGTTGATAATGGAGCATCTTTGCCTAGGCCTTGTGGTACATTGTATTTACTACTGTCCGGCTGGCTGCCGATGTGTGATTTTAGTACATTGAGCTTAACACCTGTGTAAATAAAAACGCTGTCCGGGATCCGGAACGCTCGTCTTATTTGTGTTAAGGTGTTTTCTGACATAATTAACTGTTATTTGCTACAACCTGGAAATCATTTACTGCGCCGGTAAGGGCTTTTACAACATGATCATGCAACTGTTTTGCACCCTCTTTAATGTTCGTTATGTTTAAATGAGTTTCACCTAATTTGGCTATACTTACATTTATCGTAATTGATTTATGGCCTGTAGCTTTTGTTTTAGGATCGCTTGCAACCTTGCCACCCGCTGCAACGGTTGTAGGTTTTTTGCCCGCAGGAATTAACCCGGTATATTCAATAGTTGCCGCCCGTTGTTTACGCAAAATGTTCATTTGATCTTCAAGGCCCTCTCGCTCTTTACTATCTTTTGACCGGTTATATTTTCTAAACAGCTCGTCTTCAGTTTCTTTTATACTGGATAATTCAAGCTCTTTGGCCTTTTCAATAGCTTTTTTCCTGGATAATCCTTGCTTTTCAAGGTTTTTCGTGGTTATTTCAAGGGCATCTGTTTGCTGTTTATTCACCCCTGTATTAAGGTTTGCCATATTTGCCTGATGTTCGGCCTCCATATCTAACCAGTCACGGTAAACAAGCGTTAAAGCACCAACACCTGCAGCAAGTAAGGCGACCGGACTAAGCGCAGCCGTCATAGCGGCAGCAAAGCCACCGGTACCGGCAGCAGCAGCGATAGCGGCCTCCTGTATTGCGATAAATATTGCAGGAACAACTGTATATGCTTTAAATGCAATGAAGGCGGCACCCAGGGAAATTGTAAGGTTTTTAATCATGTCCTTATTTTTTACCGCCCACTCCCAAACGCCCTTTAAAGTGCCTATAAAACTTGCGGCGGCGCTTATTATTGATTCTATTGCAGGTTTTAGGTCGTTAAATATCTGTACTGACAACTGAAAGAAAGCGTCTCCCAGGTTAGATATCTGAACTGATGTATTGCCTGCCATATTTTCGAGACCGTTGTAATACATTCCGCCTGCTTCGTGCGCTTTCTTTAATGCGGATGTTATTTGTGCGTAAGTAATTTCCGAACCTTCCCCGGCTTTAATTCCCGCAGCCTCCAATACCTTATAAATATTTACCCCGGCAAATGCAAATTGCTTAATATCTAGCGCCGTAGCTTTACCGGTATTGCTAATCTGTTGAAGGTTTACAACCATCCTTTGTAGTTCATTGTCTCCGCCACCTGTCGCCGCTATTGCATTTGCCAAGTTTAACACATCTTCCCTGGCATTATTTGCGCCTATGCCTGCACTTATTAAGGCCTTGTTTGCAGATAACAGCCCTTCAAAAGCAAACGGAGTTTTTGTTGCATCCTCCATGGTGTTTTTAATAACACTGGCGGCCCCGTTTACATCTCCCAATAAAGTAGTTAACCCTGTTTTAGCATTTTCCACCATGCTGCCGGCTGTCACCATGTTTTTAAGAAACAGCCCAACCCCCGCAGCGCCTGCCACTATACCAAATGCGCCACCAATACCCAAGATGCTTCTTTCAAGTTTATTTACGGCACCATCGGCCGCCCCGATAGTAGAGGTAAAGTTTTTATCCCGTAAACCAAGTTCATATATTACTTGCTCTGTCATTCAAATTTTACATTGTGCACTGTTTGTAAAAAAAACTTAACCTGCCCCCAGGCTTTAGCCCACTCGTCATCACTTAATTTCTCGGGGTCTAAATGCAAAACGCAACGAATAAAGGCGTTGCATCTTACCTCATCGTTGCGATCATTATTAACAACAAACCTGTCGTCAGTTATTTTTTTTTAAACTGGTTCTGCAGTCTTTTTACCATGAGTATTGCGTAATCAACTACACCGAGTTTATACCTGTCACATTCCGGGCTGTCACCGTATGTAATCGGGTCTGAAGCCTCTTTAATAATGCAGGCAACCCTTAATTCCTCCCCGGCCATGTACGGGCCAACCGTTAATGCCTTATCCATTACGTTCAGTTTTGTAACGTAATTCGGTTCACTCAGGTAGCAAACTTTTCTTTCCAGCGTTTCGGGATCTATCTGTACAATTGGATGAACCTTTGAAACGTTTTTTTCTTTGGCCAGCGCTTCTGCTTTATCCTGGTAAAGCTGTGTTTCTTCTTCGCTTAATTCCGGCAGTAACTTTATTTCTTCACTCATAATTTATCTGTCTATACCGCCAATTATCAGCGGTATTTTTACTGTTAATTTTGTGTCGCCTGTTTTGCTTTCCAGCGGATCTTCCATGAATTCCACAGCCCGCAAAACATCCTTTTCTGTTAGTACACCCTGGCCGTTAAAAGTAACCGGAATATCAAAAGGCGGTATCTGTAATGGGTCCCTGTTTGGTGCCGCTGCGATAAAGGCTTTCCATTCATCCAGGTAAACTTCCATATCACCTTCGTATTCACGCTGGCCATAACCACGGCTTACCGGCTCAACACCTGCGCCGTAATTATTGGTCTTAGCCTGCTTGCGTTTGTAGTTTATAGAAACGATGCCGGTTAACGGTGTACCAAATGGGTTAACCGATATATTGCTCCAACTGTAATTTGTTCCGTTTATTAATGGTGTTGGCATGTGTTAAGAAATTGAAGGTTTAAAGCCGATCGGTACAACGATGTAACGAGCTACCCCGTTTATAACCAGTGTTACTGCAATAATTATTTGTGAGGTTGTAAGCACGTTTTGCGCAGGGTTGATAACAACCTGTTTAGCGCTTAATTCACCTGCCCTTACCAATGCATCAAGTGAAACATCTGCCTGGCTGGTTAAGTAAGCCACCGTTGTTTCGCTTAATGTGCCGTCTGAGTTTAACTGTAAAGGGCTGTTAAGCGATGGAAGCAAAGCGGCGTATAAAACACGTGTTGCTTTATCGATGGTCCTGTTGTTTTCGATATAGGCGTAATCGCTTGTTACAGCAATTGCGGTATGGCTATCATTCCAGTATGAACCAGCAAGGCCAACAAACTTTTTCAGGAAAACGTGACGCTTTGCGTTAAGAGCTTCCAGTAAATTATCAGTAATTGCAACGTCTGTGAATTTCTGCCCGTTTGCAAAGGCTAAAACTTCGCACTCAGTACCATTACTGATATTGAACTGGCCAACCCATGCAATATCCTGGCTTACTGAAGCCTTAGCGACGGTACCAAGTAAGGAACCAAGGGCGGTAATTGATTTGCCGGTAGTAAGCCACAAGTAATTACCCTGGCCTCCGCCATCCTGCGCAATACAATCACTTACCTTATTTGCTGTAAGTAAAGAAAGGTCAGTTAATGCGCTGATATCGGTTGTAGCTGATAAATCAGCGGCGTAAATTGCAGATAATGGCTTTTTAGCGTCATCGTTGGCAACGCAAACCGTATTTATTGCGGTAATATCTGCGGTTGCATAAGCTGCGGCCGGATCTTTAAACACGCCTATTTGTCTGATCGTACCATTTGCAAAGTTTTGCATGGTACTTATTTCGGTAAATACATAAGGCGAAGGCACGGCATAGAATCCAACATACAAAACGCCCTGCGGCTGTAAGCGGAAAAATTCGCTAATATGGTAATGCCAAACCGCCAAACGAGAAGCTACGCCAGTGGTTGCAGATGCAGGCTGCGTTAAAGTTCCCGCCATTGTTCCGGTTATTGTTACCGTAACCGGTGTTCCTGAATTCAGGTAAATTCCCAAACGTTTAGGGGCCGTAACCGTTAATGTTGCTGTGGTAAATGATGCTGAGTAACCGTGTGAAATTGTACCGGCGTTTATAGCGGCTGCAATTGATGCACCAAGTAAAGCAACGGTACTATCACCTGTAACTTTTGTGTAAGTTCCCAGGTCGGTAACATGCGCAGCGCCTAAAACATCAATATCAGCGATGGTTATTTTAATGGTGTCGCCTGTTGATCCTGCTGTTGAAATCAGGTATGTAAAGGCGGCGGCTGTTGCATCGCTGTAAGTATCTACAATCCCCGCCGTTTCTGCATCAGATAAAGCATAAAAAGCCTTTACCCGGTTACTGGTAGAAAAACCGGACGGCAAATTACCGTTGGCGGTATATATCAGCATCCCGCTTATATAATCCTGCCCCGGTAAGGCACGGCCAAGGCCGCCCTGTCCTTTATTAAACGTTATTGATGGTAATGTTGCCATTGATATTTTATTTAGCCTAGCGGCTGGTTATTAAGCCTGAATTGCACGACCTGTTTCCTGCCATCCTGTGCCATCGAAAACAAATGACGCTGCAACTGTTTTTGATGCAACGGTTGATAAAGTTCCTGCAGGCTGGAAGCCGGTAGAAAACGTTACAACACGAATAGATGCATCAGACTTAACCAGGATCAGCACTTCGTCACCAACATAAGGAGCTGTTGTAGCAGATCCAACGCCAATGGTTAGCGTTAAAGCGCCGGTTAATGTGATCTGAACAGTGGTTTTCGTTGCATTTGGCTTTATTGCTAATGCTATCGAGGCCGCATATGTCGGGTTCTGATAATCATTAAATGCGAGCCTGTCTGTATTGTCTTTGCCGGCTGCGCCGCTAAAACGTGGTGATGTTGACATTATTTATCGTTTTTTTCTTTAGAAGATGTTGTTTCCTTTTCAGCCTTGGCCGGTTTTGCGTCCTTTATCTGCAAAGCTTCCGCTCTGCTGATATGATTAGGGTAAGCGGGATGGTTGTAATGTATCATTTCAAAGGCATCGTTATACCAGCATTCCTGCAGGTTTTCCATGTCTAAAAAATGTTGCTTAATCGCTTCCATGTTTGTTATTGATTAGATGTACAATACTGTTTCTGAATTCCAGCCAATCTGAACGTCAACTTTCATCAGCATTTTGATAAACCACAGTTCTGAGTTGTTTTGAACCGGGCGCAGTTCCAGTTTAGCATCGTCCGTACTGTTCATACCAACCCAAAGATTTGATTCAGGTGTTGGTAAACCTTTTGCCACGAAATAGAAGTTATCAGGCAGGTCGTTGATCTTTACAACCGGGTGGCCCCTGAAAGTTGCAATACCTACGTTTGTAATATCAACGCCTTTGTAAGTTTGGGCAATCTGTGACTGCATGTATAAATCCCAGGCAGCATATCCCATAAAGAACTTAACGCTGTTGTCATACCTTAAAGCAGCAGGCAACAAAGCAAATCCTTTCTGCATTTCAGCCTGGATATTTGCGGCACTCAGCGTGGTTGCAGTAACGGTTAAAGTTGCATCAGATCCGCTGTTTGCATTCTGAGCGTTCTTAATAAAACCGTTATAGTATTTGTAAATACTTGTACTTGCGTTTGCAGTACTTGAATTCCAAAGGGCTTTGTTTAAATACCTGTCGTGACGTTTCAAGACCTCCTGCACAACAACACTTTCAACGGTTGCCGGTAAAGTCCTGTCAATAAGGGTAGGGGAAAGCATGGTTGCAAACCAGTGCGCTTCATAATCCCTCGGGTTAAACTCCGTATAAATCATGTAATCAGCAGGCGTTAAAGTATGCCCGTCAACTGTCATGGTTCCTTTACTTGTTGGTGTAGCCATGCGATCCTGCACAAAATCTTCATAGTCAGCATCCCAACGTGGTATAGTAAATTTCTTTTTAATACCGTCTTTTACGTAAACGTGGCCGCCTTGTACAGTTTCATTGCTGGTAATTGCTTTTACAATGAACGTGCTGGCAGCTTCGCCGGCATAGGTTGTATCACTGATTACGAAGCCATCGTATAAAGATGCTTCGATGTTTGGCAGTTTGCCGGCATATTTCAGCACACCGATTACAGCACCACCCGCCAGTAAAACTGCGAATGTTGCAACGGGTGGCACACCTGCAAAAGAAAGCAAGGTGGCAACTAGTGCCATCAGGAAAAACGAGTTAAAAATTTTAGTGGTCTGTTTCATATTCTTTTTTTGTAAGTGTTTTTTAATTATGCCTGGGCTTTTAATTTGTTTTGAATAGCCAGCATGATACCTTGTGCGGTACCGGCGGATTTTACAGCCTCTGGGTTCACTGTTTCAGTTTCAACCTTGTTGGCAACCTTGTTTAAAGGCAGATCTTCCATGATCTTCTTTGTGCCTGGCATATCTTTAACTGCAAGGGCTTGCCAGGTTTTGATGGTTTCCGCCTCATTTTTAATCTTGCCAATCTTTGCGAAGTTGGTAACCATGGTTTCCGCTTCTTTTTCTGTGGCTTCCAGTGCATCAGCAGCGGCCTTGTCGGTTGTTGCCTTTAGGTCTGCTTCAGCTTTGGTAAGTTTATCCTGTATTTCTTTTACGCTGTTTTTAGCGGCTTCCAATTCGGCTTTTAACTTATCAGCTACAACCTTTGCATCGTTGGTTACTTTGGCCAGGTTATTCTGTAAACCTTCGATGGCGCCAACAATAGCATCTTCGTTTGCTGCTTCGTTCAGGTTTAATTTTGCTGTTACCTTTTTCATGTCTGTATTTTCGTTTTTAAAAATGTTGTTTGATATTGCCCATAATTCCCGGGCTGAAGCCATTGCAGGCATCCTTTTTTTATTCTGTTCGCTGGTTACAGCGATATCAGTGCAAAAACCTTTAGCAAAACATTCAGCCGAGTTTAACCAGCTTGTTTTCTCCATCAGGTAACCCACTGCATCAGATGTTAAATTGCTTTTAGCTGATAACATAGTTGTTAAACTGTCCCGCATTGAATTCATCTGTTGCTTATCATCTGAACCGGATGGGTTATGTATCATTAAACTGGCATAATCTGCCATGATACGTTTGCGCCCTGCCATAAAACAAACTCCGCCCATACTTGCTGCAATGCCCACGTTATGGGTATCTACAGGGGTTTTACTCTTTAAAATGGCGTTGTAAATGTTCATGCCGTCCATTACTGAACCGCCGGGGCAATTGATATAAACCTGTATTGATTTTTTACCGAGAGTGTCGATCTGTAGAAGTTCGGTGGCGAATGCTGCGCCGTCTATGCCCATGCCATCTTCGGGGTCGTACCCAATATGACGGTCTAACATCATTATTGGTTCTTCTGCGTTTATGTCAATGCAATAAGGCATGACGTAAAACTATAAATAGCTAATTTCTTTAGCCTTAAAGTACCGTACCTTTTTAGCAAAGTATTGGGACCGGTAACAAACGCAGGAAATGAGATAACCGGCTTTTAATTTAGCCTACGCACAAGGCATGGCAACAAGGTATAAAAATACTTATAATTAGTCATTATGCTAAATAGGCGCACAAGGCTAACATCGAAATGCATTTAAGAAAAACCCGTGCCACCACGGAGCGAAGATTAAAGGAGAAGATTATGGATAGCCATTACCAAATAAAAGAAAAATTCATAAACAACCTACCGCCTGAATTAGTTGGTAAACTATCTGAGATACATTTAAAAATAGTTGATGCCGCAATTGATAAATTACATGAAGGAACTCTTCTTTTTCAAAACAGGATTCCAGAAAACGACGAAGAGATATTTGTAGTTTTAGGATATGAGACTACAAGGCAAATTAATCTACTGAAAGGGCTTTCTGCAAGCCAGCAATAACACTCTCTTTTGTAGCACCCATTACGTTTATTATTTCGCCTTTGCAAGGCGATGCTCCGCAGCTTTTTTTCTTAAATACATTTCGCACATCCCCAACGCTGCCCTTTACACGCTGGCTAACCTGATTTAACATAATGCGATACATTATAAGTATTTTCATTTTTTAATAATTTTAATTGTTGCCATGATACGATTTTTTGCTAAATTGCCACTGCAAAAAATCGTATGCCATCCCACCGCTAAGATATAGCATTTGCAGCAAATCCCAAACATTTTAGCAATAAAAAACCCCGACCTTACGGGGCCGGGGAAAATTAGCAGGAGCAGAAAACTATTGTTGTTTTTGTAATATCCGCTGTAGTGTTTCGGGTGGCTGGCAGGCTTTTAATGCTTTGGCCGCTTCGTTCATTGCCCGGCTTTCGCTTATACCTTGTACGGCTGCGTAACTTTTAATAAAAGCGTTATTGCTCGGCTTTAAATAAGCCGTTACCGTCCTTTCTTTCATAGATTCTTTAGCCATAGTTTTTAATATTGGTTTATTTTGCAAATGCGATCCACTCCCAGGCGAAATTCTGCGTAACCGCTGAATCCTCCCGGAAATGAACTATAAATCCTGCCGTGGTTCTGCTTCGTATATTCCACAAAACTGTTGCGTCGTTGTCCGGCGTTCCGTTACTGATAATTGAGCCCATAACAGTATAATTACTTGTTGCCAGGGTGGTTCCAAAGGTTACTGTAACATCTGTTCCGCCTGATATTAAATTACCCACGTTTTCGCTGCCGCTGGCCAGGGCTGGATTTAAATTTGAGGCGGCGGGTACGTAAATAAATTGCGTAGGGTAGCTACCTGCAATTATAGCCTGATTCCCGGTGTATATTCCAGTTGTTGGAGCTGTTAAGTTATACTGCGCCGGTATGGTGAAGTTTAAATAAAACGCAGCAGATAAATTCGCCAACGCTGAACCTGAAGCCCCGGCGGTTAACTGCATTTTAATTATGTTGTGAATGTTGTGCGTTGTGGCATCGCTGAACGTGCACGGATCTGCATCGGTTGTGTATTGCGATTGAATCGTACTGAATACCGCCACATCTGAACCGGTTGCGGTGAAGCTGGCTGCATCGATATAATAAATCTCCCCGTTATAAAACACAGCCCCGGCGCTTACTGTGTATGTAGGGTAGGTGCCCGTATTTTCGACGCCATACAGCACGTACATTGTGCTTGCGCTGTATGTTGAGCCGATCAACGCTATAATAGTTGCCGCCGTTGTTTCCCTGTGCGCTAATTGTAAAAATTCCAGCGTTCCTTTTTTCGGGAAGAACTGGGCGCTATTGGTTATGTCTGTTACCGATAATTTTTTCATTAGTATGTAACGATTATATAATTTAAAGAAATAGGTATGTATTTATCAACAAAATTCCTTACCGCTGATTCATTGGTTAAAGCATACAGCGCAGCCGGGAAATTTATCTGAAAATTATTTATCTGAACAAACGGATAATTGCCACCTATGCTGTCGCTGCTTGTTGTTTGACCAATAGAGCTTACATCTGTTCCGCTTTCATCTTCGCCAACCCTGAAGCCAGATAATGATGCCGGAATGTTGTCTATGTAAATGTCGCTATCGAGGCCGGTTGCTGGTTGGCGAAAAACTCCATCAAATTGCAGGTTTAAAGCCCACTCCAACACAATTTTTTGCCCGTTGTACTTTATCCGTTCATCAACGCCAATAAAGTTTTCCTGAATCAATCGCCAGTCGATTGCATTTGTCGGGTCGTTGGTTGTTCCATCTGTAATGCATTCGTAAATTGACTTGCCATACTTTACCTGATCATATAAGGCATAAGCCCCGGCGCTGTATGTTGGCGCTGTACTGCCTAATTTAAACGAGCCTAATACCAAGTCCCTGCACCACTGCGATGCCGTTAATAGTGCCTGCATTAAAGCAATAGGCTGCTGATCTCGTTTGTCTGGCGGGAACTGATCAACTGCGGCCTGGTTAAAATCGGTATCGTAAATGGTAGGCAAATTATTCTGCTATAAAGTTTAATGAATCAGCAAACGTATGCCCTGTATCTGTTTCCTGCCCGATATAACCTGCAACGGTTTGCCATTTACGCTGTATTACCTGAGTGTTTAAAATAAGGTCAATACCTGCGCTGAATAAGTCCGCATCAGCACGGCCCCGAACGTTCTTTAAAACAACATCATTAACACCTTTTACGCTGTTTACTATTCCTTCAAGATCCGCCATGTCAACCGTACCGTTAAAATTATTGGTAGCGCGGCCAACAAACCACGCTTCGATTGCTGCAATTACATTTGCCTGAATGATTGCGGCATATTGTCCCTGGTAATAAATATCCGCCTCAATAAACATCTTATCACTATCTGAAGAAAGAACAACGTAATTGATACCAGCAACGCCGATAATGTTTATATAACCCTGAGCTGCCGCTTTTTCTGAACTATCCAGCGCAACAAACGGGTTACCTTTTGCAACTTTTATTTGTGTTTCGTTACTTACCGAACTGGTAACGCTGCAGGCTGTTATTATTCGTAATAATGGATCAACTACCGGATAAGTGGGTACTGTGTCAACCAATGCGATAATTTGCGGGTCAGTGGCGCTGTATTGAAACTTAAACATTTTATCCTGAACCCATGGCGCAGATGCCGCAGGGGCTTTTGCTGCGATATCCTCAATAGTTTGTTGAAATAAGTCCTGTAATTGTTCAAGTAACGCCTGGCAGGTAGCCACGGTAAAGCAAATAAGGCGCAACATATTGCGTTTGCTCCAGGTTAACGGGTCAATGGTGATTCCAATGGCTGCGAAGTTCGTAACCAAATTGGAAACAATATAAGCGTTAATTTCATCTACTTTTCTGGCCATTATTGCGGTATTAAATAGTTTTTAGGCGCTGTTTTGCTTACCTGTAAAATCAAATCAGTTGGCGGTGTGCTATCAACATACGCATCAGGGTGGTTTTCATCCAACTTGCTGCCGGTTGTATCGGTAAAGTTTGCCACAAAGCCAAGTATGTAATGATACACCTGTGTATGCTCGTAATCCTGCTGTTCTGTTGCCACGTTTAACGGGCCGCAACCTGTCGGCCTGAATCCAGTTAACAAAGCCCGTACAGCATCCCGTAAATCAAATATGAGTAAGTTTTGTTCCTGTGTTCCTTCCTCATTAAAGCACTCGGTAGCCAGGTGAATCATAAAGCCAACGTCTGCGCTTTGGTAACCCTGTCCAATTGTTTCAAAAGTTACCGGGCTAACAACTTCGATAAATGCTGCAGGCTTTTGGAAGCTGTACAGTGATCCGTCTGCCTCAAATCTTATTTGATTGTTCCATATCCGGGCGTAAAGGTTCACAGTATTGCCGTCCCCGTTGGTAACTGTTAAGGTTCCCAAACGGGTAAGTAAATCCTGTAAAGGTGCTTTTATGCCTGCCATGCTTTGTTTATATAAGTTTTAATCTTTGCTCTTTGCTGTTCAACCAGTTTCGGACTGTTACCCATGTAATGCCTGCGGGGTAAGTTGTTTTCCGGATCACCTTCATTCTGCGCCGCTGCATATGGCAGGTCAACCACAAGGCGAACGCTGTTAAATGTTTGGCTGCGGATTGAATTACTTACCGCTCTGCGCAGCCTGCCCGTGCCTATTAAAATGGGTTTAGTCCGCCTAGTTAATCCTTTGAATTTTGGGTACTTCCATTCGTTTGTGCCTTCAATCCTACGCTTAACCTCTTTCCATCCCTTATCATCCCATCCCTGCTTAGTAAAAGAACTTACAAAAAAGTTTTGCGCCTGGTTGGCAAGTATTACGGGGAGCTCCCGTCTCATCCTTACCAGGTTTTCTTTAAGACGTCCAAAGTGGAACTGGTTATCCATTAGTTTGCCTGGGCTTTTTCAATATGCGGATACAATTCAACTTCCAGCCGGTCTTTTTGAAACTTAGTACCACGCCTTACCAGTAAATCATTGAACTGAATACCGTCCGGCGTTATCTTCACAACGTCGGCGTTTTCCTGCTCCATCATAAATGATTCAAACATATTCCAGTAACTGCTATCCAGGTTGGCAATTTTTATTTTTCTGCCGTGCCTTTTATAGTGCTGTACTGCAGCAAAAACCATATCAACTGCCGGGTTACCGGTTGCGATCTGTACTGTTTGTTTTGCTTTACTCATCTGTTTCCGGTATTGGTAAATTAAAATTCACTTTTCCTAATTCTTTAGGTGCATCGAAGTAAGGATGGTACTTAGTAAATACCTGCCCTGACTTGCCTGCGTTATTAACGAAAATAGGTTGCATCTTTTCTTCTACACCACTTACAATGTCAGCCCTGTTTTCCGTTGGTTCCCCCTCGTCTAACTGCAACACCGTGCAAAAGCAATTAAAGTGGTTCAGTGGCATTACCGAGGACCAAACAGCGTCATCAACCTTTGCAACTAACCCATCTAACGGGGCGCAAATAGCGCAGGCATCGCCAATAGCAGAATATTTAAGCAGCGGAAGTATATCCTTGTTTTTCTCAATCTCGTTCCACTTTACCGCCATCGTGCCCTGGCCAACCGCTGTGTTATATTCCGTTTTACCCCAATCGTCATTCCATTTATCGTAAGTTTCCCGGCCAATCTTGTTAAATTCCCGGGATGTTCTTATTTCGCCATCTTCGCCAATAAGTAAAGAACTGATCTCCTTAACCTCCTGATATGTTTTAGCGGCGCTGAACATATACACGTTTTCCCTGAGCTCCGTTAATAATTCCAGGTCTTTGCCGACTGCTGTTCCTAAATCCGCTCCAAAACCTTTATAAAGCCCCTGTTTTAAATATTCCGCAACCGCATTGTAATAGTCAACAGGTAAATCAAACTCAGTTATTGAGCCGTCAAATATGCCGTCAAGTAGTTTCTCTATTTGCTTATCGGTATATTTCACGGAGTTTATTTTGAACCTTTGGGTTGAATGCCGGGCCTATTTTTGCAGGAGGCGCTGGTAAACTTACCTTTATTCCCGTTTGCTCGGTAAAATACGTTTCATCCATCTGAAATCCTGCCTGCTTAATCTTAACGCCCAAATCAGCAACGGCGTTTGCGTTCTCCATTACCTCTGCATCGTTCTTAAAATTAAATGTGGTGCCGTCTGGAATAGTAAAGCCAAGGTTTCGCATGTTGGTAAATAGCAAGTCCTGTACAATGGTTTGCAGCATCATGCCGTCTTTTGTCTGCTTATCTTCCATAGCTTGCTGCGCCGGGCTTTCTTCACCGCTGTTGCCAAGTTTTCCGGGTATGCTATCCAGCGCATCGGCATGGCCTAGTATCACCTTACTGATTAATTTCTGTAGCCTTACTTCCAGGTTATCGTATGACTTGTATCCGGTGCCACCCAAAGAAGATTCGATAAATTGTATCTCGTCCATGGTGTCACCAATACCCCAGCCAGATGATCCGATATTCTGCAGCATATTGGCAAACTCCGCCCTTTCCCCCTCATCGGTCTTTGGAGTTTTACCCCACCTGAACGGCTGCGCAAATAACTCTACAAATGAACCATTAAACCCTAACAGGTTGCGCAGGAATATTTCATAAACAGAAATGTCGTATAAAAGGCCATACCCACATTCAGACGTTCCGAATTCGTTCGGGGTGTCAACATACACATACCAATCTTTGTATTCAGGATCCTCCAAAAACTTAACGCCGCTTATCATGTAAGGGAACGACATAAGGTCGTATCTGTCCGGGCTTACATTCCAACGCTTAACCACTTTTAATTTAGGGAACGATCCATTTACCAGGTCGTTTAACTGGATAAGGGTATATCCGTAAAATATCGCATCGAGTGAATGGTTAATGAAATTTATAAACCATGTTTTCGGTATCAATACGCCGCCCTGGTTATCGCAAAATATTTCAGATACCTTCTGATCAACTTCCCCGGCTGCGTTCTTAAATTCAAATTTCCTTAGTAACGTTAAATCCTTTCTGCGCTCCATGCATGCTTTTACATGACCATTGTCCACCGTGTTAAGAAACATTTGCTGCATCTTGTATCGGTACGGGAAATATGCCCGCTCTGCCTCCGCAATAGCTTCACGCCTGGTTAAACTATCCTGCGCAATACGTTGTAACTGTATAGGCACAATATGAGCGGACGGGGCCTGTTTAACCTTTGGTGGTAAAACTGCATTAAATATGCGCTGAATAAGGTTAGGCATCAGTACTGATTTATTTTTTTAATGTCGCTACCCCAACGGATACGAGCCCCGCTCTTTGGCTGTATCAATGGTAAGTTTGCGGTTATTGTCTGCCCCTGGGCTGCGTTCTTCAGCCATTTAATCGCATCGTCGTATCGTTTCACCCTTAAATCGGGGATGTTACGTGGTGCAATGCGGCTATGTACGGTATAAAGGGCAATATCAATGCAGTAGTTCACTAGCTGCGGGTTGCGGTTGTCCCCGGAGGTCCACTTTGCCGTATCGGTGGGTAATGTGCCGGCAGTTACGCTGTAAGCTGTTCCGGTACCCCAATTTTTAAACCCGCTTATACTATCATCAGGCGCAACGTTGCCCTGTGGCAAATTAGCGGTGTTACCGTACTGTAATTGTGTTTCGTGGCTTAAAACAACGGTTGCGGCCTTGCAGGTGTATGTTTTATCCTTCCACCAAACCTGATCACCAACTTTGTAAATAGTTTCGTAATTGAATTCAGGGTAGGGGAGCGATACGTAAAATATTTGATACTGCGTACCGATTAAAGTCCACTCAGATGCATTAAACGCATGCGCTGCGTTACCAGCTATTGAAATGTAAACATTGCCAGACCATAAACAAAGCGCATTTGCTGCGTAAACCGTTGCGGAGCTGTACGCTGCTGCATCTAAGTAAATACGGTTATTTGCTTTGTAAGTTGTTGCTCGGCTGAATGGTACGGTGTCAGTAAATTCTCTTGAAACATCGTATTTCTGAATGAGGTAAGAAATGACCTCTGTTTGGGCTGCGCTTTGTACCTGGTCGAGAACCGAATAATCATTTCCTATTATTGCAGACAGGTTATCTGTTTGGATCAATTTTTTAAAATCCGATAATATCAGATAAGCCATTGACTAAGATGTTTAGCCAAAGGTAAATAAATTATTTAGTATTGCAACAAGGTTGCAGATTATTTTTGAAACGTTGTTGCAAATAATTTCGGGTAATAAAAAAAGCCCCGGCATTACCCAAGGCTTTGAAGGTTGCGGGAGTTTATACCTGATTACCTACAATCACACATTTTAATTGTTGCGGGGGAAGGATTCGAACCTTCGATCCGGATATTGACGCGTTATTTTCCGGCGGGCTTGCAGCCTATGTTTACCAACTTCACCACCCCGCAATACAAATTTAATAAAATTTATCAATACGCATGCTTTGTGGTGTTTTTTCCTAGCTGCACCTTTGGCACCACGCCGCCACGCTGGTAGTTGATATACTCGTTGGCAAAGGTATTGCAAAAGAAATACCTGGTTAAGTCCACAAAGTGGCCGTAAGGCTGGTAGGTCTGACCGGTGGCTTTGTCGGTAACGGTTGATTTATCAACTTTGCCCTGCTTATCTTCTTTGGTGTTCTCATAGTCGGTTATCGCCGTTCTGCAGGACTTATCTACACCGAACGACATGCCCGGAACTTCACCCTCTAGAACTGAATTTAAAAAGTCCTTAGACATACGAACGGACGGGTTGGCTGCGGTGGTCCGGCGCTGCGGGTTGAATTCTTTTAAGGCGGTGATGATGAGCCTAAACATATCATCCCCTTTCTCTAGCTTAACGTCGTCCTTCTGGCTGGTAGCATCGCCGCCAACAAATACCGCTTCTTTATGACCCCAGGCTCGTAGTTTGCGGGTTATCTCTGCACATACCCAATTTACCTTATTATTCGGGCTTTTGGCAGCTATACAGTGAATCATTCTGGGGCTTTTCTGATCCCGGCCAGCCTGGAAGATGCCGCAGGGGAAATAAGGTACAACGTTTTCATCAAAGTACAGGTAAATTGCCTGCTCCGGATCGTATGTGTAAACCCCTGTATGTTCCTCTGATCGCCAGCATTTAAGGAATTCGCCGCCGAACTGTGTTTTTCCCCACTCACCAAGCACATTTACCTTGTAGCTGTTGCTGTTCTTTGTTCTTAACGCTTCGTACTCGGATATCAGATTTTCGTCACGGTAGCCATAAGATCCGTCCGGGCTGCCGGTAATCCAGTAGTTATCTTCATAGGTGGTTTTAATCAGCACGACCTTGCCACAGGATGAAATACGGACAAATGAATGTTCACAGGGTAATTTCCACTCTGTATCCTGCCACTCGTATAAATCAACCAAATCAGTTTTTACCCATGAATTCTCATCAACCGGGTTCCATGATGCAAATATTTTTTGACCTTCAATACCCCGAAGCGATAAATTAAACTGCTCAAACTCTGCCTTTTCAAAATGGTTAAGCTCATCCAGGTAAACGTATTTGTAAGATTCAATACCCTTTGCTTTTTCCGGGTCATCCAGGCCCTTCATTACTATTTCAGAAACGCCGTTGCCCTGATTTTTACACAGATACCGGCGGTCCTGCTTCTCAAATGCAGGATACAGGTACATACTGTCAATAGCCAGGTTAAATGATTTCTTTAATGTGGTGGGTATGATGGCGCTTTCTTTCCTGAATGCAATTGAGTTTGCCGCCTTTATATAACACTCCTTTGCAAGTACCTGAGATATGCTGACTGTCTTTGAAGATGATTTGCCACCGTAAATTAAGACCGTGCGGATAGTGGGTATTTTTATTATATCATTGAGGATAAAATATAAAGGGTTGAACCATTTTTTATCAAAGGTGACCATTATTTATAATTTTCGTCCGCCAGGTCCTTACCGATCTTTATTGTGGTTTCGGTTTTTACAATCTCGATATCCTCGATTCCTTTATTTACCGTTTCAATGGCTTTTGGGTTGCCAAGCATTGCATTTTTTACCAGGGAGTTGATATAATCTTTAAACGCTTTCTTTGGCTTACCATCAGCGCCGATCATGTGAGTTATAATAGATTGGGTTAAATGGCGCTCTTTTCGCCACTCCTGCCAGCCCTTAGACTTGTTTTCAGGCGGGGGTTGCCGGTCCTTGCTGAACTTTACACCGTTGGCAGGCGGTTGTCGTTTTTTCGTCGTTTTATTTAATTCTGCCATATATCAAAAGTACCCACAATGGAGTATTTTTATTTTACTGATAACTCCTTACTTTTATCTTTCACAAATGTAGTAAAATTTTTAGCAATGACTAAGATAGTTAGTTTTTCGCATATCATGGTAGTTTTTGTTTTCCTTTCCTTAAAATCATTTGGGCAGGCTGAAATACCTTTTTACCAAGACAGTGGACATACAAAGGGGTTTATTCTATTAAACAAAGAAATGCCGTTTTCGGCTCAGCAGGATCTGCAGAAAAATATTGATAGCTTTAACCGGGTGACCGGCAAGGCGTGGCGCTTGCCTAATCACAACGAAATGAAATTAATTTACAGCAAAACGTATGATAAGCGCCTTTTAAGGAGCTCGCTATTCTATGATACGTATTTCATCGGGGAAACGGTTAAAAGCGATCAGGGCGAATTTATGGGCTATTACGAATCATCTTTGACCGGCCCCATGTTTACCTATTCACCGCCGGCATTTGATTTTAACGGCAACCTGCGCCGCCGTAAATACCTTTTAATCCGGTCGCTGTGATTACCTTTTACAGCATGTCAGAAATAGAGGGCGGGGAAGATTTCTGGCAGCGGGTAAATAATATTGATTCCGTCATGTCCTTGTCGCTGGCAAAAGTCCTGAATGATAAGGTGAATATTGAGGCATCCTGCAGCCTGCACCCCGGCGTTACAAATGAGATCGGAATAATTTACACGGACAACAATATTGAGTTTATCGCAACTGTTTTTTGCTGCGAAGGATACAAAGAACAGGTTATGGCTGAAATTGAAAAGCTAAATCATGGTTTAAGCCGGTTTTTCGGTTAACTACCAATTTGCACCCACATTGCAAAATTATTCCCCTGGTTGCCTACTGGTTAGCATCCTCCTGCTCTGGTGCTGGTGATAGGGAGGATAGGAATTGCTCTTTGTTTGGTGGCTCAAAATTCCCGTCCCGTTCCTCATCGTAGTTAATATGTCGCTCGCAGGCATCCCACGCATCAGATGCAACCTTTAATATTTGGCTTTTAGTGTAGCCTTGTGGGGCTGGTAGGGTTATTCCAGTAATTTGAT